AACGTACCGTCCAACACCGGATAGTCGTCCTCACCGGAAAGTCCTTCACTACTCAAACCAGAATAGGAGCCATCCGCCAGTTGTACCAGTTTATCCAACATCTCCGAACTCTCATAGTTCTCATCAAATCCAACGGCACGTATGCGCTTCAAAGCATGTGCTCCTCCCTGATCATCTTGTGTATTCATTATATCTACAAGCAGCCTCATCGGATCAATGCGTGGACAATCGACCACAAAGAAGTCAGTGATAATCCCTTTACACAAGTCAATTCCCACACCTTCATTGGTCATCAAAGGATAGTTTGCCAGCGTCAGATATTGATTGTATGCACTAAACTCCACCGTACGCAAACCACCACCGGCAGGAAGAATAACTTGTACAAGCGATGTTCCATCCGCATGTACCTCCTGCAAATGTGTACAAGCTGCCAGATTCAGTGTGCCGGCCAATGTAGATATATTCGACAATAGCAACCGTTGTAAGGATACGCAATTAGAAATAGTCAATGACGAAATAGATATGACAATGGGTTCTGTCTTACTACCCAATCGGATATCACGTAACATCTGTCCCTGAATTATCATCGATCCCTGTACATTCTTATTATACCAGTCACCTATATCCTGCAGATAAGAGGCCCCCTGAATAGCATTCTGTTGATCACCGGACCCGGACAGTTCTATCTCCATTTCACAAAGATCACCGGACTTCGTACGTGTCCCCCGGATAATTGACGTACCATTGGCTATTGCCGGATACATATTCATAGCCGGAGTCAACTCATACTTTATGGTATTTCCGGCAGCACGAACAGTGATTGTATCTGTCCCTCCGGCACTGAAAGTTCCAAAACTATATTTA